GGTATGTTGGCATTTACTGCTCTATATGCTGCTTTGCCTGCTTTACCACCTTCTCCACGAATACCATAATTAATTGCTAACAATACATCTGCTACAGTTGTTGCTCCTGGTCCAGCAAGACCAGCAATAATAGTTGATCCGTCTCTTTGTTCCCTAAATAAAACATCTCCATATAAACCTAAACCACCACCCTGTAATAAAGATGCCATAACTGTGTTCCATTTAGCAGGATCTCTTGGCGATCTTCCTTTTAGTAAATCTTTAATTGTCATTGAAGCATATCCTAATAAAGCACTTGTAACTATAGTTGCTGCTATACCTCTTGCACCTCTACCTATATCTTGATTTGGTCCAGCTCTCATATAAGCTATATCTCTACCTATTATTTTATTAAAGATTGCAACAGGAAATCCTTTAAATTGTCCAAGAAAACTAACAGCTTCTCCTATGGGGGTACCTGCTAAAGTTCCTTGTTTCATAATTCCTTTAACTCTAGCATCTGGTTGAATTACTGCAAATAAAGTTCTATCTAATAACATTCCAGATATAGAGTATTTAAATTTTTCTTTTTCTATTTTTGCTTCTCTTTTAGTTAAGTTATCTATACCTGTAATTCTTTTTACATCTGCATCTGAAATTTTATCAAGTGAACCAATGTTAATAAATTCCATACCATCATCAGCTTTAAGCATTGCATTTTTTCTAATAACATCCCATTTAGTAGAATCTATATTAAATTTTGTAAATAATAATTTAAGTTGTTTATTTAATTTATCGTAAGGTAAATTTTTTTGTCTTGCATAATAGTTAGACATACCTAACATAGCAGATTCTTTTAAAGTATTAGTCCACCATTGTAATAAATTAAATTTAAAAAATGTTTTTTGTATTTGAGTTGCTCCTCTACTTAAACTATCTCCTACTTGATTTCTTCCTGCAAGATCATGTATTGCTCCATCAACCATTAATCCAGACATTTCAGCAAATTCTGTTTTTTGTTTAGTATTTTTAATTCTTCCAAGAGCAGTAAAAGCATCACCCATTCCACCCAATAAAGTTTTACCACCTTGATCTTTCATTTCAGATCCATAAATACCAATATCAGTAAAAGCAGATATTGCAGCTCCACCTAGTTTTGTTATATTTTGAACCATTCTAATTATTGATCCATATTTTGCTAAACTAAAATTTTCTACAGTATAATTTGATCCATCTATCTGCATATAAAATTTTTTAAAATATTCATTACTAGCAAGTTTAGATGAATCTCTTCCACTTTTTTTAACATGATTATATACAGCTATTCTTATTTTATCGAAATTTGCTTTAGGATTAGATCCCAATTTATCCATCATTCCAATATTTCTTCCTGCCGTCATCAAACCAGAAAGAAATGTTTCTTGAAGATTACCATGACCAAATTTTTGATGATAAGTAAACCAATCTTTTGCAGATTTAAAATGCAAAACCCTTTTACCACCTGCTGCTTTTGTTATGTTTCTTGATCCAAAAATATTATTAGCACCTTCTGCTAATTGAATTTTATTTCCTACTAAAGAATTATAAACATCTACAAAAAAATCTTCTTTATCATCAACAGTATCAAAGGTTCTTTCATCTAAATATTTAGATGTAAAATTTTTCCAAGACTTAAAATTTTTGTTATAATTTTCATCAGTACCTTTTAAATTAACATCTGCTTTTACATCTGATAATTTCATACCTAAAGTTTCTGTTGCAGCTCTTACATTAAATTGATCATGATTATGTTTTACAACCCATCCCCAAATTTTAGGAATATTTGCTCCTCTATCATTTAACATTACTCTAACTGCTTCAGAATGTTCTTCCATTATTATTCCTAATTTTTTTATATCTGGATTAGTTTCAGTAATAGGTGGTTTAATACCTGTTCTTTTTTCTATATCTGTTTGTTGCGCTCCAGCTTCTTCCATAACTGATGCTAATCTAGATTGAGTAGGAAGATCTGCTTCGGTAAATAATTTATCTAATTTTGCTTCTCTAACTTTTTGTTTAAAAGAATTAACTAAATTTGCTTGAACAGTATCTTGAGCAACAGCAACTGAATCTCTTGCACCTGGTCTTAATTCATTTGATCCAACTATTGTTGCCATTAAACCTTCTTCTTCAACACCTTGATAATTATCAATAATAAATTGAGTTTTTTTTCTTCTAATAATTTCATCATTTAAAGCATTTGCTCTATCTATTATTTTTTGTGCTTTTATTTGTGCAGAAACATCTTTAGCAATAGCGTCTACATTAATTTCATCTATACGATTAACTCTTCTTTCTGCCATAGCTTGTTTAAGGCTATTCATTATTTCATCTTTTTTTACTCCAGTAAAAGATGATTCTTTTAATAAATTTTCTATTCTGGTTATACATACATTTTTAGCCATTATTATCTACCATTCCTACAGTTAATATAATCTGCTGTAATTTTTTCTAAATCTTTTGATTTAGTTTTTAATTCATCTAAATTATCTTTTGTTTTTTGAACAGTTAATTCTCCCTCTATATCATCACCAAAATTTAAATCATAACCAGATTCTGTTTGTTTGTTTCTTAAAGCTAGCAATCTTTCTTCCATAATTGGAGTTTCTTTTTCTAATACTTGTGAATCTTTATTTATAATTTTTTGTTTAAAATTTTGTAATTCTACTTCATCACTTACTAATTTTTTAATAGTAGTAGATGTTTTTTCTGGTGGGTTAGGAGTTCCATCTCGAAGAGTTACATCAGTATTAGCAACACCAGTTACATCTACAGGGTTGTCTTGCATAACATCACCTATAGCTTTACTTAATAATAACTCTCTAGTTCTAGGATCTGTTTTTTCTAACTTCATCATAATTTCACTATTTTCTGGGTAATATTGTTTGTATAAATTTAACTCTGGTTCTCCACCAGTACCAGCATCTAAATCTTTTTTATTTTTAATTAGTTGTTCTTGAAACTTTCTAGCAGTTCTAACATCTTTTAATTTACCTGCACCCACATGAAGTCCAGTACCAAGAATAGTACCAAAACCAATGTTAATAAAACTATCTACTATACCATAATCTGCTTGTATTTGTTTTGCAGAAGTATAAACGATAGGCTCAACAACTGCTGCACCAAAAGATCCTTCAACTGCACCTCTTATTGCTCTTGCTCTTGGTAATGTCATACTAGGTTGTGCAACAAGTTTAGCAAATCTTGCTTGACCAAATACAGGAATAAAAGATGCTCCAATATTTATAGGATCAAGAAAACTACCCCCTATACCTACTGCTAACTTTGAAGCACCAACATAAAAACCACCAGAAAAAGGATTCCATGATCCTTGTGGTCCACGCTCTAATATACTTTGTCTTTCTCTTTCTTCTTTTTTTTGATCAACCATAATATCTACAACAGATTGATATTCATCATTTTCAAAATACAAACCTAAATCTGAATACTTTTTGTTTAATTCTTGTTTACTAATTGGCTCTATACCTTCTTCTTCTGATTGATTTTTAGCGTCTGAAATTTGATAACTTTTATATAATCTATATGCAGGATTAAAGTTTATAGTCTCTTCGTAAGTAGCACCTAATACTTCACCAAAAGAAGTTTTGTATTGATCATAACCAGATTCTTTAGCCGTTTCATTTATATTTAAACCAAATGTAAAATTTGCCATATTATTTATCTAAAAAATATTTTTTAAAAAAATCATTTCTAGCTAATGATTTAGTTTTACCATTAGATTTAAAAAATCTTTTATATTCTTTTTTCATACCTTCTTCATCACCTGCAAATAATGCTTTTTTGAAAAGAGGAAAGACATCTTTATTTTTAAAATTTCTTACATTAAATTGAAAATCAATCAGCATTTGTTTTCTTCTACTGTCTAAATTAATAAATTTTTCTCCATGAGTTTTAATTAAAATTTGTTCTGTTTTTTGTAAATCTTTTTTTAAAATATCATTTGATATTTCTTCAACATTATCTTTTGTTATTGTAGATAAATCATAACCATATACTGTATTAGTTTCTTGTTCTTCTGGAGTAAGTTTGTGTCCAAATCCTATTGTATCTAATCCACCTTCTGGAGATTTATGTCTAAAATGTTTTACATTTCCAGATTTAAGTTTTTTATTTTCTACATCTTTAATGTAAGTTTCAAAAGAACTATCTATTGATGGTGATATTTCTGATGCTTCTGCATCCATATTTGGTATACCAATAGTTTCTCCAAATGCACCTTCTGGAATTTCACTTGGTCTTTTACCAAGAGAAAAATCTTTTTCATTCATTTTTTCTTGATAACCAAAATATCCTCTAGACATTTGTATTTTAGATTCAATATCTAAATCAACAACAATATCACTTCCAGGAATTGTATCTCCATCGTGATCTTTTGGAAAATATAATGGATCTCCATTTTCATATTCAACTATTCCAAAACTATTTCCACTTAATACAATACCAAAAACAAAACCTTTTCCATCTGGTGAGTTTCTCCACTCTCCATGTTCTCTCATATTATATTGCATTTTTTCTGTAAGTTCTTGACTTGCAATACCTTCTTTTTTAGAACTAAAAGTAGCTAAATTAAGTTTTGATAAATAGTTATTTTTTATAATTTCCATCATGTCTTTATTTCTTTGTATTTTTTGAGGAACTATTGTTTTGCCTGTAGTAGAATCTATAAAAGTTTTTTCATAATAATAAGTATCTTCTATGTCAAAATTTTTAGTAAACATTTCTACTGCTTTTTTTGCAGCAGCATTAAAAGTTTTTGTATCACCATTAGTAAATTCAAGAGATCCATATCCTGCTAAAAACTCAACAACATCTTCAATAATTGGAATTTCATCACTAGGATCAAAAGGAACATTTCTTTTAATTATGTTTTCAAGATCTTTAAAATTTGAATCTTGTCTAATAAGAGATCTCATTTTAGAAAAACTTATTTCGCTATCATCTCTGTCTTTTAAATCTTTTTTTAAATCTTTTATTATATTAGGATCATCAAGACTTAAAAATTTCATTTTATCTTCTTGAGTTGCAAAACCTGCGCTTATAAATCTTGCTCCTGTTGGCAATCCATCGAGAGTTAATTGTGCTAATGCTTCATCTTCTAAATTACCATATTTTGTTACTAAACCTTGAAGCATAGCATCTTGTAAATTAATATTTTTATCTTTAGCTGCTTGCTTGTATTCAGTTATAAATTGTTTTGACGCAGAGTTTGTCATTACTTTTTGATTAGTTTTTTTAATACCAAGATTATTAGTTTGATATTCCATTATACTAACAGCAATTTCTTTAGAAAGACTTGCAGCAATATCTGGATTTTGTTCACTTTCTAATTTTTGTACTAAATTTTTAATATCTGGACTAGTTCTAATAGTATATTCTACAGGATCATTTTTTATATCTTCTGATCTTTGTGCTACAATTGAATTATAAAATTTTTCAATATCTTTTGCTTTATCATAAAGATACATTTCTTTTGCTTCTTGAATAAAACCTTGAGCAACTTCAAAGACATCTTGTTCACTTGATCTATGAATAGTTTTTACATTATCTGCAGTATCTCTAAAAATAGTTTCTTGTTGTATCATTGCATTTGCAGCTTCTTCTGGAAGAACTTCTGCAACTAAATCTAAATCAAAAGGCTCAACATCTTGACCATCATTAATTTGTTCAACATGAGATCTCCATTGTGAATCAATTAAAGGTACTAAAGTTTTTTTAGCTTTTTCTATAAGCTGTACTCTTGAGTCATAATTTAATCCAACAAAATCTTTTTCATCTTTTAGCATCTCTAATGCTTCTCTAGGATTTTTAGAGATCATTTTTTCTGCTTCTAAAAATTTTATTTCATTAGGTATTCCAGAAATCATTCTACCTAAAATAGCATCTGAAACTTTACCTTTATAGTTTGTTGTATATAAATTTTCTAAATCACTACCTAAAACTGCATAGTCAAATCCTTCATCAGTATCTATGGCAGTTATCATTAACTTTTGTTTTTTTTCATTAACTAAAGTATCTAACGCAATTAAAGTATTTCTTTCAACTGCAGTAGTTGTTCTAAATATTCCTTTCTGTACTTCAGATAAAGCATACTGATTAAATAAATCTTGAGTTCCTCTATTACTTGCAAGA